ACTCATTAGATTAGTGATAGATTGTTTTTGAGCATCTGAAAGACCACCTATAAAGTTAGGTGTTTGAGTTTCTTCTTGTGTAGGTGCGAAAGTCTTTTTTCTTCCTGCTTCTCCTACAATAGTAAAACCTGCTTTAGCAAAACTATCACTTAATTGTGAGCGAGATGCTTCTCTTTGTTTTCCGTTCTTTTCTATTATAAATATATCGTTAGGGTCTCCACCTGCTCGGATGTCAGCGAAAGACTGTCCACCACCAAAATTATAAGCATCAAATTGTGAAGTATCAGGAGCTTTATTTGGTAATAAAGAACCTTGTAAATAATCAGGTAGTGAGGATATATTGCCTTGTATCCTTCCTTGCATTCGTGTCGCAATTCTAGTCGCTTCATCTAATTGATTTTGAGAACCCCAAGTATTTTTTGGGTTAGTTAATTCAGCAATATCTTGTAGAGACTGATTGAGTTGTTTCTGGTCTTCTTGGATTTGAGTAAATTGACCACCACCACCGTAGTAGTTAGACTTAAAACCTTTGGATTGTGATATCTTTTCAGCACCACTAATATCAAAAGATTGATAAGCTAGTAATTTTTCTTGTTCGGGGGTTAGTGTTAGAGCCATATTTTTAAAAGTTTCGTGTTTTTATTATTATTAGTAATTCTTTTATTATTTCTTCAAGTGCTTCAATTCTTTTTTCAATAGTCTTTTTCTTATCTATTTTATCTTCCATCTTATCAAAGTTGTTTTTAGTTTTCATATTAAGAATTTAAGATTAAGAGTTCCGTTGCTGTTATTGACAAACCAATCTTCTTGCTTACAGTTCCTGCACTTGTTGAAATTGCACCACGAGTATCACTTTGATAATAAGGGACTTCAGGAGTAAGACCAGTTAGTCCTAAATAATTAGCAGATAATTGAATTGGTACTTGGCTTCCAGCAGAAGTGGTTGTTGTACAAAAACCTAACCATTTACCAGCAGAATTAGAAGTAATTGCAGTTGCTTTATATACTTTACCAGAAGCAAAGGTAATTGTTAGATATGGTTTATTTGTTCCTTCTTTTGTATCAATAGAAACTGCAAAAGCTGTATTCTGTATTTCAAATCCATAATTAGTCCAAGTTCCATCAATCCAGTTTTTTACTTGAGTAGTTATATCAGCTGTTTGATAACTTACACCAGTTAAAGACCCTGATGTATAAAAAGCAGTTGAGTCCCAAGTTGGTTTAGTATTATAAGTTACTGTTCCTTCTGCCCAAGTTGATGTAATTTGTCTGAATGTCATTGTATTTGTATTACCTTGGTTATTTAGATAATAACTTAGAACAGCACTTGTAATATTATCCCCAATATTTGTAAAAGAACTTAAGTCAAATATCATTAAACCAAAACTACTATTAGTAGTATTACAAGTCATAGTTGTTGCAGAACCAAAATTACTTGTTGGGTCTCCGCTAGAAACATAGGTGTCTCCGCTAGAAATAGGAGCATAATTACCACCAATTTGTATGCTATTTCCTGCTGTTAGGTTTTCTCCTGCTGTTTGAAAAGATAATGTTTGAACATTACCAGCAATTATAAGGTTAGATTCAGATTTATCCCACTTAGCAAATTGACCTACACTTTCAGAACCCATTACAACATCACCTACATCAGTACCACCTACAACAGTTTTAAATACATCATTAGAAGCATTATCTATTACTTGAATACCTGTATTAGCGTCTGGGAAGATACGAACCCTAGCACCACTTGAAGCACTATCGTAAGAACCACCAAGTAAGTTAAGTTTGTTTTCATCTGGTACAGCTACCCAATCACCAACTCCAATAGTTGTATCACCTATTCCAGTAGCCCTATAAAGTTTATTATTATCATCTGTGTCTACCCACAAATCACCAGCAGAGGTAGAAGTAGGTATTCCAGTTTGGTAAAATGTTACTATCTTTCCGTCAGCTGTAGCTTGAGCTGTCCCAGCGTCACTTATAGCTGTAGCAATACCATCATCTTGTATTTCAACCCAAGCAGAACCAGACCAACGATATAACTTATTTCCATTATCTGTATCAACCCATAAATCACCTACACCTTCGGCTGTTGGCTCTGAAGCGTCATAAAAGGTAGTTACTTTGCCATCTGCTGTCCCTTGAGCTGTAGCAGCGTCTGTGATAGCGTCAGAAGCGTCTGAGAGGGCTTGTGCTATGTCTGTATCTCTTACAAGCTCCCATTCTCCTACAGCTATAGTAGTAGCACCAATAGCACCAGCTCTGTAAAGTTTGTTTTTATCATTAGTGTCTGTCCATAAATCACCAACCGCAATAGATGTTGGTATACCATCTTGAGCAAAAGTATTTGTTTTTAAAATTGGGTCATAACCAGAAGTAAATGTAGTTGCAGCACTTATAGTTAAGTTATCAGCGTCAATAGTAATTCCTTCAGCAGAAGCATTGATTGAAGCTACAACATTTGTATCTTGAACAGGAGTAAAGTTAAGCTCTGTAGTTGTTATAGTACCAGAAGAAATCTCAGAAGCAGTAATAGTATTAGCCGCTATCTCGTTTGCTGTTATTGTATTAGCTGTAATTTCGTTAGCAGTAATCGTATTAGCAGCGATTTCATTAGCAGTCAAAGTGTTAGCAGCTATTGAAGAGGCTGTGATAGTATTAGCTACAATATTATCTTCTGAAATTGTATTTCCTGCAATCTTTCCACTAGCACCACCAGTAATTGTAAGATTCGCAATTTGTGCAGCGGTGATTGTTAAATTTACTATGTTTCCAGCTTGTATTGTTTGATTAGCGATATTTCCTGATTCAATAGTTCCTGAGTCAATATTACCACCTGTAATAGTGCCTGACGCTATATTACCACTTGTAATAGTCGCTGAGTCTATTTTAGCCCCTGTAATGGTTGCGTTGGCTATCTGTATGCTTGTAATCGTAGCGTTTGCTATATTAGACGCTATTATAGTTGCACTAGCAATCTCTGTACTTGTAATAGTAGCTGCGGTTATATTAGTAGCTGAAATAGTAGCTAGGGCAATATTTGTTCCTGTAATAGTAGCATTCGCAATCTCAGTAGATGTTATAGTCGCAGCGGTAATTTGTGTGGCTGTAATAGTGGCGTTTTCTATACTACCACCTGCTGTTTTTAGTCCACCTGCACCGCTAAATACCTCAAAATTAGCTTCGTTAGTAGAGTTAATAGCAGTTGCAATAAGTAATTTATTACTTGAGCTGACAGGAGTTGTGTTTGTTGTAGTTGTTTGAAAAGTTGTACTAGACGAAGAACTATCCCAATAAATCCAATTCCTAGCTGACATGTTACCTGTATTTCCTGCTACTATGGAATAAGAATCATTACCTGAAATTGTAAATGTTCCTGAAGTCCAAGCTACTGTATCATCGTCTGTTGCAGAAAAAGTACCTGTAAAATTCCAACTCTTTGCAAAACCTTGTGTGTTCCCTGCTGTAATAGTAGCACTAGCGATATTTGAACCTGTTATTGTTGCACTGTCTATCTTTCCGCCAGTTATTGTGGTATTAGCAATATTTGCCGCTGTAATTGTTAAAGAAGCGATATTAGCACCAGTGATAGTTGCTGAATCAATCTGAGTCCCAGTTATAGTTGCATTAGCGATATTAGCACCAGTGATAGTTGCTGAGTTAATATTTCCACCCTCAATGGTAGCACTTGCTATGTTTGCTCCTGTGATAGTTGCATTTGCTATCTCTGTTGAAGTGATAGAAGCACTTTCAATAGAATCTTGTGCTGATATCATAATACCTCCAATACCACCAAATACTTGGAAAGTTGCTTCTGTTGTCCCAGGTTTTGCTACCGCTACAATAGACTTTGTGTCTCCTACTGCTGTTGTAAAACTTGTTGTTGTTTTATAAATAGCTGTTCCATCATAATAAATATATGTAGTAGCACTAATATCCCCTGTATTTCCTGCCACCATATTATGTGCTGAACCACCAGTGGGGTAAAAGTAACCAACACCCCAACTTACAGTGTCGGCATCTGTTGCAGAAAAAACACAAGTTTGATTCCAGTTCTTTACTCCTACTGTTACTTTAGCACCTATTACTGTTCCATCTGTTAAATATTGTCCATCTAAATCTGAACCTGACTGTAGGCCAGATACTGTAACATTTTGAAATTTAGCAACCCCAGTTTTTAAAATAAAAGCATTAGCATTATCATTATCATTTGTAAAATTAGTTTGAGTACAACCCCACCAAGTATTACCAATAGAATCAGCATGGAAACTATCAGCTGTAGTATCTGAATCAGGAATATGAAGTGAACCTGCTTCAACAGAACCAACAAAAGTAGCATTACCTGCTTGGTCTAAAGTAATTTTATCAGTAGTACCTGATCTAATTCTAATACCATTTGTAGGATCAATTGTTATATTTGCAGCAGTCCCTGCAGAACTACCAACAGCAAAACCATAAATATCAGCTACATAATCTAAATAGCCATTAAGATTTCCAAACCTTAACCTCTCAATAGAATCTGTCCATGGCTGCCCACTGTGTGTTTGAATATTATAATAAGGTGCATTTATTTGATCAGATGTCATCTCTAACCAACCATCCCCTGATTGTCCTAAATTAATCGCGGCATATCCAACCCTAAATAATAATCCAGCAGTACCAGATTTTAATTCACATTCATATTCATAGTAAGACCCTCTATCTCTTGCTGTTTTAACTTCAACATAATTTTCAGCACCAGCCTCATTAGACAATAAAATAATATCGCCAACAGAGAATATAGATGGAAGACCACTCGGAGAATCATCAACAGAGACATCAAATAACGTAGGCGAGGCAATTGAGTAAACATTACCATGAAGTTTACCACCAGTCTTAGATATAATTTGTGTACCAGCAGTTACTGATTTTTGTAAATAACTAAATACACTTGATTGAATTTCACCTCGAACAACAACATTACCAAATTCAGCAAAATTAGGATCTATACTAAAACCACTTCTACCAGTAGAATAATTACTTGTTCTAATTCTAGCGTTAACACCATCAATATCCACGTGATTACTGGTGGTAACTCCAACTTGAAGATTTTTTCTCGTATAACCAGTACCAGAACTTGAAAAATAAACAGCAGCATTTTGAGACGAACTATTAAAACTACTTTCAGTACACCCAAGCCACATATTACCAGTAGAATTTACATGAAAACTATTAGCTGTTGTGTCCTCGTCGGGAATGTGAATAGCTCCAGCAACTACAGCTCCTCTAAAAGTACCATCATTAAATTCAACAGAACCATCTCCTTTTATTTGCCAACCAGCAGATCCCGTAGCAAAATTATCAGTTTGCATGTCTTGATTTTCAAACAAAAGCCCCATGTTTGTAGCAGTAAAAGGAATAGAACTAGACCCAAAAATAGCACCTGCATTAGCATTATTTATACCTTCACTTATATTAGGTATTAATGAATTTATCGAAAGATAATTATCAAAACCTAAGTCTGTATAAACTGTTCTTATTCCCATATTATGTTAGTTCTTCTTTTAAGTCTGTCTCTATCACAAAACCATCAAACTCCCAAGATTTTTGATCAGACTTTTCATAAAACTTATATCTGAATTTATTCCCGGAAGCACTAATATCAAAATCTTGTACATTTTTTTTAACGATTTGTTTACGATCTTCACTGAATACTCCTTTGTTATCTACTTCAATCGCCATTTTCATACCTTGACAATTTCTATTATGAACAGTCATGTGCGTATTTTGCTTCACAGTAGAAGCATCACCATCATCCAAAGTATTTGTTATAAAGAAACTATCTATTTCTTCTCCATCATCATCATAAATTTCATCAACGGCTGTAGCAAATTTACGAACATAACCATCATCGTCACCAAAATAGGCTCTCTTTTTACCACTAACTACAAAATTAGTGGCTGATTTAGCAATATCATAACTACAACGAACATACCATTTTTCTCTTCTAACATCAAAACAAAGCCAAGCGTTGGTATAAGTGATACCTTCAATGGTCATAGTACCAATAAAAACACGATATTCATGAGCATGTTGAATAGCTACTACATCTTTTAGTGAAGTCTGAGTAATAGCATTTATAAAAGGTTCAATTTTATTAGAAATCATTTGTGGTTGACCACCAGTCCATCTCCAAATACCATCACGATTGAACCAATAAATAGTACCATAAATATTTACAATGGATCTAAATGAATCACAACCAACATCAGCTATTTGTTCTCTAGTTGATTCATCGTACTTCCACATGGAGAAATGCTTAAACACTATGAGGCGATCAGAGGCCGCTACAGCGCCTGTAATCTCATCACCGTCATCATATCCAAATTCGATAAAATCAGTCGCTACGGTCCACGTGATGGCTCCTGCGGTAGGCTCACCACAGAAGTACGCTCTGCTCGGATACAATGTGGCAGATTCATAGGCATGCAAGACATATAAAAGATCTCTATACCTAACAATAAATTTACCTTGTGGCATACTTGATAAATCAGTATCAGCTGCTGAAAAAGTTGCTCCTGATACTGTGGCATTTGTTAAAAATGAACTATCAGAACTTTTATAACCAACAACAAAAGTCTTGTCCAAATAATTGACCATTGATGGTTGTGCCCCCGCCTTTGCAGCATAAGTAGTACTTATACCAGTTAAAGCAGTCCATGAAGTTACCGGAGTACCAGCATTGGGGGAAATGTATTTTAAAGTATAAGCAGTACTGGAATCAGATCCTGCTATTAAATAATCAATCTTAGTGGAAGGTCTATGATAATAATGAAGACTATTTACATCCTTGGCATTTATAACCTGAGAACTAGAAGCCTTATCATATCCAGGAACTTTTTTCAATGGCCCTAATTTTTCACAGTAAATATTTTTACATGCACTAAGTTCATTTTTAGGTTTCAAGAATTCACCTGCTCCTAAATTTAGAAGTCCAGAAAAATCTAGGTATTCTTTTTTTGCCATATTTTTAAATTAAATAAGTATCATCATCATAGCCATTTGGATCATCAAATTCAATTGATTCTGCATCACCAGCTTGTGCTGGTCCAGAATATTCAATGACCTGTTGTTCAAGTTGATTAGTAAATAAAGTAAACATTTTATCTCCACGCTTATCATTCCCACGAATAAAAGCAAATTGAGATGCACAGTAATAAATAAGTATTGTAATAAATTCTCTATTTATAACATCTGTTAAAGCATCCACAGTTGTAGGATAAGCATAATATTCATAAATTACATCCCAAGCTGCACTTGGCGTAGGATAAAGATAATATTTATTATTCTTTATTGTGTAATTAGTTGGGTTTCCCGATGATAAAGTTGTACCAGAATAAATATAATAATCGTAAGATTTTCGTGACATCCAAGTTAATCTTTGATTGTTTACAATTAAATGTTCTAATTCAGATACCCCACTTGGAATAGCAATATAAGCAGTACTAGCAACAGTATCTGTAGTAGTAGTATCGATTGTGTGTAAAAATTGCCATTTTCTTTTTCTTGTCATTATTTCACCTAAACCATCATTCAAGATATCCATGGCAACACTCCAACTCAATTTAGATGTTTGAGATTCATCAATCTTAGTCATGGCCTTTCTAGCGGCTGATTCGATTACTTTTCTGACTGAAGTTCTACCATAAGTAGTAGATGTAATTTCATCAGAATAAGAAGAAAATTTATCAAGATCAGAATTATAATATGCTGTTACAAAAATAGCATAAGTAGATCCGTCATAAGTATACTCTGTATGTTGCTGACTTGGATCAACATCAATTGTAGTAATCAATGTCTTTGTTCCATCAGAGGCAGACAAACCATAAATTTGAATCTGATTATATTGAATATAAGTTATAGGATCAGAAGCACTATGCGAGAATAAAAATGCATCTGTTTTGAAAGCAGTGTCAGTAGTACCAGCATCACTAGCATCTACTAATCTTAATTCTGATTTCTCTTCACCATAATCTCCGACTAAAATATAATAGTCTGCTGTACCTGATGTAAGAAATTGTTCTCCCTTTGCATCTAAAACACTTGCACTTGTACCAGCTGCGTCAATATCAGCAGTAAGGTATGTACGGTTATTGTTTTCTAGAGAAGGGTTAGCTACTCTAATTTTCGTGATATTTTGTTGTGCCATATTTTTTTATTAAATCATTCCTGCTCTTTAGTCAAAACCTACATTACTGTAGAACTAAAGAGCAGATAGATCTCCAGACTTATAGTCTGGAACTTTCACTCTATTTGTCGTACCCGTATTGTGGATATTTAGGCTTCACTAGAGGATCATCTCTATCACACCATAATGGCCACTAGGTCGTGCAGTTGAGTTTACGAATATTTAACACCGAACTTTACTTTCAGCAAATTGACCAAACCAACCAATACAACACCTACTGATAATTGAGCATACTGTGGATATTCCACAATAAACTGATTTACTAAAAATGGTGCCCCAAATAAAACTAAATACTTTGCCATTTTTAATAGTGTCTTCTTGAATGAATATTTCATATTTCTATAAATTAAGATTATTATATTCTTCACGAGTTATTTCTTTCCCCCTATAAAACCATTTATGGTGGTCTCCACCAAACCATCTGTGGTAAGCAACGCTTCTGTCGTCTAAATATAACATGGGATCCAAGTCAATCCATTTTCCCCAACTTCCATTATAGAATTCTCTTACTCGTAATCCCAAGTGTAAATGTGGACCTGTAGATTGACCGTTATTTCCACCTATGGCAATAATAGCTCCTTGTCTAACTTCTGTCCTTCGTAGAATCTTCAATATATCTCCCCACCTAAATTTCTTTAGTGACGACCAAGGAGATTCTATGTGCCAATAAATAGTTTTATATTGTAGGTTGTCTATAATAGGGGAAGTGACTGTTACTCCCCAACCTAGTCCTTTCTTGTCATCATATAAAATTGCCTTTACAGTACCTTCATGACAGGCAACTATTGGTATTCTTCCATATTCTTCTTCTATGGTTCTCGGCACTCTAGTCCAGCTGCCATATCGTATCTCGTATTTATATGGTCTTGCTGTCGCAAAATCTACTCCTAAATGCCCTTTGCTTCCGTAAAAATACTGATTTGGATGTTCTCCGAATAACTGTGTACATTCACAAGATTTCCCGTTCAAGATAAACTTCTTCAATAAAGGTATCTTCATTTTGAACATATGTTTTTAATTACCCCAATTAACTACGATTGAGTAGATAAATACAAACCAGATTATCAACATTAATCCTGTAGCAAATTTTTGGTACCATCTCATACTAAGCGTATCTACTTCCTCTTGATTTAAGTTTGTTTTCCCTTTTCTTAATTATTTTTGCTTTCTTGATTTTAAGTTTTCTTTTTTTAATCTTCATATTATTCAGTTATTTCTGCTCCATCTAAGATACCACTCATATATGAAACAGAATTACTTATCTCTTGCACACTTTGTTGTGTATGTTTAACCTCTAAATAAAGCAAAGACCACATTCCTCCAACAATACCTACCAACAACATTACAATACTCCAAAAGACAACATAAGTAACTTTTCTACCCATTTCTTTCCACAAAGATTTTACATCATCTTGCAATGTCTTATTTGCTAAATCACGTGCTTTACAATGGTCTTCAAACCTCTTAATTGTTACAAATTCACTCATAAGATTATCCTATTTTAAATATTAACCAAGCACCATTATTTATATCTATATTACTATCTGATGTTGTGTTCCTAAGTCCGAAATGTAAATGCGCACCTGCTTTTTTTATTAGATTGCTGTTCTAGCTGTTTCTCTCCACCACGCACCATCAAAGACTAGTGTCAGTGTATCTCCAGCTGTAGCAGAAAAATTACCTGCACCTGCTAATTGAAAGCCAAAATAGCTGGAACCAGCAGCAGTATTGTGAGTTACCTGTACACTTCCATCAAATTGTAATGTTACCTCTGAACCAGCAGTCCACCCAGTACCAAGTATTCTTTGAGTTTCTGTTGTTCCAGTAATATCAAAGTAATTACCTTGCAAAAGTGTAATATCGTTTGCAGAAGCTACATCAGTTCCTTGAACTCCCAGAATACGACCAACTATACCCAAATTACCATCATCATAAAGTCTAAATTTTTCATCACCAGCATTATTCAAGAAAGCTAAATCAGCACTTGGACTAGCACCAGCATTTGCCAAAGCTTGCATTGAATAATAAACACCCTGTCCTTCTTCATCACCAGTATTCCAAGCATTTGCTTCAAAAGAAATTAAATTACCATCTACTTCCTGTGTACCAACTTCGGCTTCTCCAACTATATCAAAAGTCAAACCATTATCACTAAAGGCGATAAATGCTTTTTCTAAAGAAAAGTCATCTGAAAGCCATCTAACTTTAAATTCACCAAAAGCCCCTGAACTATTATCCCCATCTTGACCCTCTACTAAAAATGCAAAAGCACCATTAACCGCTGCTGTAGTATCAGTATTCCAAGCTGAAGTTTCATACCAAGGTAAAACTGTACTAGAAGCATCATCTGCTCCTGTGGCTAAACCGCTTCTACCATAGATTATTTTACTTGGCAAACCATCGCCTTCTGTACTACCAGAAGCTGCATATTTGTATTCATAAGACCCTCCATTGTCGTCACTATCCGTTCCTGCTGCGGTTTGATAAATAATATTTTTACCATTACCAGAAGCATCGTGAGCAGAATTAGCAATTACCAAATCGTATAAACCACTCTTTGTGATGTCAGCAGAGAAGTTACCTACTAATGATAATCCTAAATGTTGACCAGAACCACCAAGAGCATCGTCTAATTGAGCACCAAAAGCATAAGTATAAGAATTAGCATTATCTGTGGCATCCGTTGTAATCAAAGCTCCATAAGCACCCCTACCGCCAGCCACTCCTAACCCTTTGGATACTAGGCTTACTTGTTTAACCGCTGATACTCCTGTACCAGAAAAATAACCAGTAGAGTAGTCTGTATAATAAGCACCTGTGACTGGTGTAGCTGAAGCTCCTAATTGGAATGTTGCAAGATTAGAAACTCTTGCTGTTGTATCTAAAAAAGATAAACCATCGCCAGCTATTCTTTGTGTAATTGTAGTCCCTGACCTCTTAAAAGGTGGCCATGGTCTTGTTACTATATTATCCATATAAATTTAATATAAACCGAATGATTACGGTATAAATGAATTATGACATTGCAAGATAGTCGACACCTTCACCATTTGTTGTGGCGTCGATATAAACTGTTGCCCTATCAGCGATATTCAAAGTTACACTATCATTTGCTGAAAGTATAATTTGTTGACTTGTTGTTTTATCCACAGCACTATCTCCGACATAAATATCATTTGTATTTCCTGCTTTTGCTCTAATGTAGATTGACTTAGTAGCTAAAGTGGTCCCCAAGGCTTCGGCTGTTCCTCCAGTTGTAACTGTTTTATTGCCACCTGTAAGAGTCGTGGGAATGTCGTTAACACTACCATCCGCATTAACATTTTGAACTGCTATTACTTTTGTAGCTGTTGTCCGTGCTGTATCTGCTGCTTCTATCGAAGCTCTTTCATCGGTCGATGCATTTTTTAATTCTACAGCACCTATCTGAATATCAGCTGCCAAAACAATTCTACCATTAGCATCTAAAAGAATTGGTAATGCATCTCCGTCATCATAAGTTGTAGGAGTTGACATATATTTACCAGCAATCGGCACAAGAGGAGTCGCAGTTCCAAAAGCGGCATTCATAGCTGGAACATCTGTTCCACCAACTTCATCTATATTTACATCCGAAGCTATGATAGTTGTACCACCAGCTTGATTTTGTAATACCATGTATGAAACAGAAGTCAAAGTTGTAGTTACAGTTTTCTTTACACCATAAATCATACCTGTCGAATAATCAACACAATATTCTCCATTAGAAAATCCAGCTGTAATTTGTTCTGCCCTTGTTGTACCAGCAACTGTATCATTTAATTCTCCTATATTCCAAGGGAATTCTACCTCTGTTGTTAAAGCTGTGGATGTGAAAGCAAGCGAAGTATCATTATAAGTCGCCTGTAAAAATCCAGCTTCATTTTTTATATTATCGTAAGTCAACTTTGCTTCAACTACAACACCAGCAGCTTGGCCAGCGTCAGAAGTTCTAGTACCTGTACTCCAGTAATATAGTTGAATTGCTGCAGGTTCAGTTACTGAAACTATGCTTGAAGAAGCCCCTTTATCATCTACAGGCATGCCACGTTGATTGCTTACCTGGTTCTGTTCCTTTAATAACATATTAATCACATTATTAGAGAGATAACGCAATGGTTGCCCCAATCTCTCCAAAATTAAATTAAAACTCTATCTACTAACATTAAATCTGCCATTTCCCTATGAATTTCTCGATCACCCACGGTTGTTCTAAGTCGTTTATTATTTTCCATAATCTCGCCTATAGTGTCGTGTCTTTGATGATCCATGGCAGACAATTTTTTAATTACCCAATCTCCACTACCTATAAATGAATTCTTTATTGTAAGGACATCATTTATCTTTTTTTTAAAGTATGGACTTGTACGAGTGATAATAACTTCACCACTCATTGCTTTCCTTACCTCAAGAAAGTTATCATACATCTTCAATTTTTTGGATAATTTTTTCATACTTATTTTTTAGCAGGTCGGCCTCTTTTTTTAGGGGCTTCGACTACTGTTTCGTCAACTATTTTATCTTCCTCTTCTACTTTTTCTTCTACTTTTTCTTCTACTTTTTCTTCTACTTTTTCTTCTACTTTTTCTTCTACTTTTTCTTCTACTTTTTCTTTTTTAAGTTTTGTAATCACTTCTTCTATTGGTTCTACATCTAATTTTTCTTTGTCGCTTAACATAACAACATCCATCCCCCATTTTCTTGCCGTCTTTTTAATATGTGTAGCAACTTCAGTTCTGGTCACTTCAAATTCACCAGTTGGAACATGAATATCTTTTCCAGCAAATGTCATGTCAAATGCTTCAGAATCATTTCTTAATTTCATAAGTTTTATATTAAAGTATAAGAGAATCCTACAACTGCTGTACCAGTACCAGCTTTGGAACCAGCGTGAGATATAAGAATTGGAGTATCTTTTGGAACTTTTGCCAAAACCATACTACCAATATCGTATTCTTTTGAGTCTAAAGCATCCTTACTAACTTCAGATGTTGCAGTAAAATAAGCATCATCATTGGATGAACTACCAATTTTAATGGCTACACCAGTATCAGCAGAGGTTGCTTCAATATATTTCACCCATACTTTATGAATTAATATTTCGTGATTTTTGTTGTAAAGAACTATTTCTTCAGCTGCAGAACCAGATAAATCAAATAAGGTTGTATTGCAAACTGTTAATAATTCTTTATCTATATCTAATCCTGTAATCATATAATCTATATTTCCCCTCCCCTATAATTAGGGGAGGGGTTAATTAAATCTAGGTTAAATTTGTAGCTAAACCACCAGCTGCAGCGGCAGTACCACCACTATTAGCGATTTGTACACCATCACTAGCATTATCAATTACACCAGTAGCTCCAAAGAAAGCTGGGTCTATTAGACACAACACACCTTTAACTATAGTGCTTGGAGCAAGAACTGCATCAGTTAAGATTGTATTTGTTCCTGAAACTACTTGATGATAACCTCTAAATCCATCAATAACATTATTACATAACATTGCATTAACATCTTTAATTTTGATGAAACATGAAGTAGCGGCTACTCCAGTAGCTACTTTCATATTTACTCTTACATTTTCCCACATTAATTCATGTACAGTAGTAGTAGCCCCACCAGTTTTACCATCAATTAAGATGCCATATGCTGCGGCTGAACTTGTAACGGTTGAATGACCAAATGTAAGATTTCTACCTGAACAAGCATCTCCAGCCATCCAGAAATGAGCATGTCCAGCATCATCCAAACCTGCTGTCTTTACAGACATAAAGTTCTCGTAATATGTTCCTTCACCATTTTCAATCCAACCATAAAGAGATTCATTAGTAGTAGAAGCATTTTCTGCTTTAATATTAACAAATGAATTTCGTGTACCAGTAACAAGAACTGGAGCTAAATCAGTAGCAACACCAGTTACTCCCATTACTATTCTTGCACTTTGTTGGATACTTCTACCACTAGCGCCAACTCCAATAAACTGAATTCTATTTTTAGCGATAGTTAACATTGATGTCACTGTATGTTGATCTGGACTTAGTATAATTACATCATTTCTATTTGTAACTGTTTGTGCATAAGCTGCAGCAAGAGTTGTATATAGATCGCTTGATGGAACTTTACCATTCCAATATGTATACATATTTGATGTAGCTGGAGCAACATAAAAAACTCTACCAGCTCCAACTAAACCACCACCTAAAATTTTAGATGGACTTATAGCTGCATCATTTGCAACATTTTTGTTCTTTATCATATTTTTTTGTTTAATTATTTAAGTGCCAAATTTATAGTTTACCCTCTTTCTAATCGACCTTTTGTAAAAAGAGATACTTAGGCCTACATTTTTTGAAGTCACATTTTCATCACTGCCCCCGTAAAGGAGCAGAGTGAAAATACTACTTTTATTTTACGACATCGCGTAAACTAGCATTTTTGTTCGGTGCGCTACATGCAAGATTTGAGTAATATCTCAAAGTTGCTTGCCATGCAGGAGTAGTAGAACTTCTATCTAAGATAGAACCATCTTCATTCAAGAATGAAATTGGAGCCAAATCTTCTACAGACATTGTAGTTGGATCGATAAAGTTCATTTCATCATAAGGATGATCATAATCTGCTACTACTGGAATGCCACTGAAATCTACGCCTTTGAAACCACCTTTAAGTTCCATAGTTTCAGTATAACGTCTATCCGGTGTCAAAAGTTGACCATAAGCGCTAAACACATCGAAATGAGTAAGAGCATATTTTGGAGAACCTTTCTTCATTGATTCTAACATGGTTGTGTACATCAATGCTTCAGTCAAAGAACGTTGACTTGTAGAATCACTAACATAACTATTCCACCAAGTATAAGAAGAACGAGCCAAACCTTGGAATGTATCTAAATTAGCTTGATCATCAATCAAACCTTTAAGACCCATTACTTCAACTCCAATATTAGATACAGTTGGAGTAGTACCATTGGTATGAGCTAATATGACATAATCATTATCAGCTACACCAGCATCAGAATCAACAGTAAATGTATCACCATCAGTGATAGTAGATACTAAAGAAAAAGATGTTGAAGTGGCAGTAGTTTCTGAACTTGTGAACATCACACCATTGCCGATTTCTAAATAATCGGTTGGATTTTTACCTACCATTGGAGTATCCAAATCAAAAGTTGGAGTACTACCTATACCATCAACACGAGCAATAGTACCGGTACCGTAACCATAACCTTGACGTGAAAGTTGGCGTTGCATATCTTCCTTTGCGCCCATGTATTCTGATTCAAGAGCATTTACTAAGTACTCTTTTGAACGTTTTGATGCTTGCAAAGCTACATCAGTCAAAGAAATAGTTTGGAAATTATATTTCATTGTAACGTTTGCTTGTAAGTATCCTTGGTTTCCTGCTGTTGGTAAGACAACAGATTCGCTACCAGCGGCTGAACCTACATTACGAAGGTAATGTACAGTTAAGTATTTGGTAGTTGCGCCCTGGTTCTGTGCTACATTGCGTAAGATATTGTTCCACAAAACATTCTTTTCAAAGACTTGTTCGTGTACAACTTTATCATAGATACGCATCGCAGCATTAGCCAGAGTACTGTTTGTTGCACCCATATATTTTTATTTTACTGAATTAAATATCAGCATCTGCACTGTCAATAGCTTCCACTACAGCTTTTCTAATATCAACTGGATCAGTAGAAATTTTATTTTCTCCTGGTTCGTGAACATCACTTCCAACTGAAGGTTTTTCTACATCTTGAACGTTTTTCTTACCAGAAAGTCTTTGTTTAACTTCCCAGTCAATAATCTCATTACGTTTCATTTCATTAAAAGCTTCTTTAGGTGTCAGATACAATTTACCTTGTTCTTGCTGCCATTCTAAAACCTCATTATCTTCATAAGATGGTTTGCCTTCAGCACCGTCCCACTCAGTAGAAAGTTCAGAAATCTCTTGTTTGATCATTTCTGCTTTCGATTGATTGGTAGATTCTTCTTGCTTGGCTTTTTCTTTGTCAGCCCACATTTGTTCAGCCTGTTCTTTTGTAAAAACCTCTGGTTCAAATGGAACCTTAGATTCTTCAGGTGGAACAAACACATCTTTCAATTTACCGATAGTTTCATTGGCGGCAGATAATTGCTCTTCAAGTTCAGACATTTTTGTAGTAGTACCCTTACCAGATTCTCTTTCAATTTGAAGAGCCTTGGTAAGATTTGCTACTTGTACTTGAAGTGTGCCCTCATCTTTACTATTTTTTATATCTTCTACTTTTTCGTCAGGGGTTTTATTTGGAGCAGTATCAGGTTTAACTTCTGGTACTACTTCAGGTGCTACCTCTGGTTTTACTCCTTCTGGAGATACTATTTCAGGTGTTTCTACTGGGGAAGAACCAGCACCGTCACCGTTAACGGCTTCTTCTACTTCCTTTCTAACATCGTCCATATAAATACGTTTACATCTTCTAGTACTAACGACCATTTTTTAACGAGGTTGCCGTTCCTCGATATACTATCAGAATTTAATAATTTTATTTTGTGTAATCAAATTTTCCTTTTCTCAATCTCTTCTTCTCTGATCTTTTCATGCTAATATAATCTTTTGATTTACTATCTAATTTACCACTTTCCGCCATTCCTTTTAAATACGACGGTTTCATTTTTTCACCATATTTTTTCTTGTATTTTTTTTGCGCCCTTTTAACAGCCAATTCTCTCCTCATTTTTGGAGTTTCAATATAATCTTACTTGGCCGTCTTCAATCTTGTTTTGATTGTCTTGATAAAATCACTTTTGTTTATTGCCATATTTTTATAATTAGTTAATTATTATTGATAATTTTCTTCAGCTTGTATATGCTCATCGAATATCTCTTGGTTTTGTTGGTAAGCATCTTGATTTTCCTGAATGAATGCCATATGGAGTTGCGTATGTTCTGGAGTCCATAAAGCTTGAGGTGTCAACGGAGGAGGTGTGCCAGCGGCCATACTCATATTTTCTTGATCAGCTAAATCAGCCGTATCTGCCGGGCCTTCTCCTTCAGTTCTATGGCTTTCCTTTTGTTTAACCATCTCTTGTTTAAATTCTTCCTGTTTCTGTTTATTCATTCTCTCAATAATATCACCAACATTTGAAAAGTTTAATTGCTCCAATACTGTTTGTGGATCAATCAATTTAGCTTCAGCTAATCTCATCATTCTATCCATCTTACCCTCTTCAGAATAAGCAATCTCTGGAACAACAGTAACTCTTACAGTGCTAGGTTTAATAACAAGAGCATTCTCAGGTGCATTTTCAACATCACCAATGAATTTAATCTTTTGACCATCTTCAATAATTTCATCAGATGCAATCTGATAATCAGATAATATCTCCAAACAAAATTCACCCATTTCAGATAACATTAACTCTAAATTCTCAACAGCTTCCGCTACAGTACTTGCATCAGCAGCCTGCAATGCTTCCACACCCTTACCAGACTGCAATGACCCGGGAACACGCCCTAGACTAGCTTCACGCATTCCACCTAATTCTTCAATCCATCTTTCAAGATTTGCAGTATAAGCAAATGGAGTTGACGGGAGTGGCTGTAAAGATTGCTGTGAAGGAGCAATATTACCTTTGTAATATATTTTCTCGGCTCCTTTATCAGTAATACTAGATACTTCTACACCCTGTTTAATAAGCCATTTACCTTTTAACATTCTTTGAATATAAGACTCAACTTGTGAAACTGTTTTATCCAAAGATTTGTTAATAGAAATAAGATCTTTTATCCATGCTTCACTATAAATAGAATTGGAAGCTTTTTCTGGGTTATAAACAAAAAATGGATAGCGTCTATAAGATGGCTCATAAACTCTAAGCAATTGATTGCCAGAGACAGTTATAACTTTCATCTTTACTTTCCCACCCTCAACCCATTTCATCCATATTTCCTTTACCAATGTAGAATCTAGTTCATCTGTACTATTGGTCCCCTCATTGTTATATTTTTCTTGCTCTAGTAATTCTTTATAATCAGAGGCTTCTTTTTTACTATCAGCTGTTATTTTTACTTTATACTTTGCATTCAAAGTAGAAATTGGTTTTTTGTAAGTTTTTATAATAAATCTACACTCTTGTACTGTGGGAGAACAAGGATCAAAAAATACATTGAAAGTATCATCTACCCAAAAATCTAAGTAATCTTCCCCATTCTTTTTAACAACTCCAGCTTCTATAATACCCACAGAGTATTTCAAAGAATTTACGATCTGGTCTGTTAGTAAACCTTTAATACCTCTAGTACGATAAACATATTGTAAAATCTTGTTTTTTTTCTTTGCCTCATCATAAGCTTCATCAGTAACATCATCTGGATGCACTTCCCAGCGAGGTTGACTACGTTTAATAAAATTCTTAACACCACGAATTTGTGAACGAATCTTATTTACTGTACGACGAATTTCTCCATCAGAAACTGGGAGTGTTTGTACTTTATTCAAAGTTTTATTATAGACAATCCAGTGATCACCACGAGCATAACGCTCATTAATATACCAATCACGATGTTGTTTCAAATAATATTTAACAGTACTATCACAAAGACTATCAATAAATTTGACGACATTTTTGTCATCCTTTGTTTTTATTTTACCTTCTTTGTCTGTTTTAAATTGTATTTTCTTTAATTGTTCTAAATCCATATTATTCTTTCATTTTTTCATTAACTACGGTTTCTAATAAATAATATAATTCTTTGGTTAATGGATAGTAAAGTGAAATTACTTTCTCATTCACCTTTTTGTTTGGGAAAACCAAACGAATTTTTCCTTCTTGATTTAACTTAGAAAAGATAGCAATATTTCCTAAGTATAACATGTCATCAAGTACTACAGAGCAGAATGCTATCAAACCTTTATTATCTGGTGCTACTTTTTTTATTTTCACGTTAGTGATTTTCATACTATTCTCCTTTTAAACTATTCAAAAGTTTATCTGCTGGAACCTGATCCAAATCAATCAACTCATTTTCTTCAACTTGAATTAGAGGTTCATCGTTTGTTTCACTCTCGACATATTCAGTTATATCTTTCGACTTTAACGAACGAGTCAACTCTCTAATTAGTTCTGTCTGCATGAAGTAAAAGTCCTTATCTTTTTTACTCAAGAGAAGATATATGAAAACTAGAGTTAGGAGAAATACTACTGCTAAAATAATTAATTCCATATTATTTTTTTTCTGGTTTAATTGCAATCGCTGTGGCAGAAGTAATCAATATTCCTGCGGTTGCTACTGAATTAATAATCTCATTCTTAACAACTTTGAAAGGATCTATAACGCCAGTTTCTATCATGTCACAATATTCATCTGTCAAAGCATTGTAACCTTTTTTAGAACTAAGAATCTTATCAACAATAGTCTCACCATTCTTTCCAGCATTCTTCGCTATAGAACTTACTGGTACCTTTAGAGAACTGCACACAATTTCCATGCCCGCGTCAATTTCTTTGATTCCAGTCTTTTCTATATCAAATATACATTTAAGCAAAGCTACTCCGCCGCCTTCTACAATTCCTTCTGCTATGGCTGATTTTGTAGCATTCAATGCATCCTCAATACGATATTTAATTTCTGTCTGTTCTGTTTCACTAGCCCCACCAACTCTTATGTTAGCGACTGAACCAGTTATCTTACCCAATCTATCCTTCAACATTTCTGTTTTAAAAGTATCCTTTTCAACTTTCATTAATGATTTTATTTCTTCTACTCTCTCTGTGATGTCTCCCACTCCACCTACCACGACTGTATTATCACGGCTAACTACAATATTCTCACAAGTACCACAGTGCTCTAAACCAGCGTCTTTAAGCTTTACAGCATCTTCATCACCAACTACTGTAGCAGTAGTAAGAGCAGCCAAATCATATACTACATCACGTCTATAATCATTTAAGGATGATAATCTCACAGGAACACAGCTAAACTTTCCTAACATTTGATTCTGAGCTAGAAAAGCCATACCAGCACCTTCAATAGAGTTCACGAATAGAACAATTTTAGTCCTTCCTGCCTTAACCAATTTTTCAATCAATGGTAATAATTGATCTTGATTTACTATAGTATCAGTACAGATAACTATAGTTGGTTTTTCAAAAACCGCAGCCAATTTTTTCCTATCATTTATAAAGATGTGTGATTCATAACCATTATCAGTTTTAGTTCCTTTGACATACTCAACTTCAGTCTCTAATGAATTTGAATTTTGCACTGTTATAATTCCATCAATGCCCACAGTATCAATTACATCATGAATCATTTTACCAATCTTATCATCATTATTAGCTGAAATAGTAGCAATTTGAATCTTTTCTTCCTTAGTATCTATTTTTTTAACCTGTTTGTTTAGTTTTGAAAGAACTTTCTCTAATCCTTTATCCATGCCTCTTTTCAAAAGTATAGGATTCATTCCTGTCGCTATAAATTTATTAGCTTCATTCACCATATTGGCGAGTAAAGCAACGGTTGTAGTAGTTCCATCACCAGCTTCTCTGTTGGTATTCTCGGCAGCTTCTCTGGCAATCATTACTCCCATATTCTCAAACTTATCTTCAAGAAATATTTGTTGGACCACTGTTACACCATCCTTTGTAATAGTTGGGTAAGAACTATCCTCAAAGATAACGTTCTGTCCTTTAGGACCTAGTGTTGTAACTACAGCCTTGGCGACAATATTCAATCCTTTTGTTATTCTGTCTCGTACCTCTTCGTTGAAAATTACTTCTTTATACATATTTTTACATTATTAATTAATCTTCTTTATAATCACAGAAACCTACGATGTCTTCTTTGTCTAGGAAATAATGCTCTTTGCCCTGAAGCTTCAGGACATAGATGGCATATTTTCCAAAGATCGCAGTTTGACCTACATGCTCTTCACCAGCTAAAATTTCACCAGTGATAAGATTTTTGTCTGACTCTGATTCCTCTAGAATAATATCTGAGTCTATTTTTGTGTTCTTGTGCTTTTTAATCAGGAGCACACCTGTGCGGGGTTCGATGTTCATACTTTTTTATTTACGATTTTAATATCTGGAATAAATACTAAGTTGTATTTTCCTTCCAGTTTTTTTATTTCTTTTAAAAATTCTTCCACACGTTTTCTGAAATCATCTGTTTCTACTTTCTCGGATACTTTGATCAATATCTCTTCCGCTGCTTTTGTAAATTTCTTATCCATATCAATCTTGATCAAAGGCATCCATTATAGATGCTTTCGGTTTACATAAATCTTCAATATCCTTCTGGATTCTAGTCTTTTCCATCGGAGGAACAACAGGTTCAATCGGTCGTGTCTGAATCAGATATCTCAAGGCATCAATCCCATGCTCGTCTTTTTTTATTGGTGTCTCGGATTGATTTTTACTTCTCGCGATTACTTCTGTATTCTCCTTATAACGATAATTCTTCAACTGTCGGCAAAGATTCGGACATTTATCTTCAAAAATATACAACTTGGTTTGACCATCAACTATCTGCATGAACTCTCTTATCTTAGTAATCCCAGAACCTATATCATTTATACCCGGGAAAAAATCCCAACCATTGTCATAGAACTCTTCTTTCACTGAATAAGGAATCTCCTCGCCTTCAATTACCTTTGAACGATTCTTCGAGGCTGTTGAAGGGTCAATCACTGCTATCTGAAATGTATTATATACCAAATTTCTTTTCTCTTCCATGGACATAAAGTTTATATCCTTGGTCGAGTTGAAAATGTAATCAAACTTGGCAAACATTTCACGGGAAGCCTTACTAGGTAAAGCTGGTTTATAATATTCATCTATAATATACAGCGTGCCATCTTCAGTCCACTTACAAACTAAAGCATGATTCGGGTTTCTTTGGCCGAAATCTAAAGTAATTAGATTCTCAGTCAAGCCTCCTATCTCAAATGAATCGATGTAATGAATATTAGTATCGAAATCACAATACTCTTTACCAAAAACTAATTTACCAGACTTAGTGGTGAAATCAATCTCATGCTCTTTGTCCCAGACAGCTTTTGGAGTCCCGCGTCGCTCGGCTTCATACCAATCCTTACCATCGCGCTCTGGATCTTTTTCTGGATCAGAGGAGTAGTGAATCATGAATACCTTAAACTTATTCCCGGGATTTTTCCATTCCTTGATTCCGCGGACCGTTTCTTCGTGTTCAATGTCAGCATACTTCATACGATTTCTAATAAATCAAAACATAATTCTTGAAAGTAAGTATTGTCCTCGGCTGTACTAACGCAAGTCATACGCCCGCCATTTGAAATAGTAGGACGTGCAGCTGTAAAGGAAGACTTGGCTTCGTTCTGAAAGGCCATCTCATCTGAAAATAACCCAGATAAGGTGTGCATTCGAACGATATCCCCACCTTGAGGAACGCCACGAATCTCGGAATAGATGTCAGGGAAGCACATCTTACAAGAGATATGCTGGCCTTTGTTCTGTGGGTTGCATGTAAGTTCCTTGAAAATACCATCTTCTTGATATCTCTGAAGAAACTTAGGGAGATTATCCCAAATAAATTTGCAACGCTTGATCAAATCATCAGCGTCTTCTTCTTTTTTACTTTGAAAGAACGTGAGTTTTCCTTTGTGGAACATCGTGTCCCAAAGATAAAGTCCTACACATAACCAGGTAAGCATCATCTGCCTAGATTTTGGTATGAGTAAGAGTTTCTCTTCGAGCCAGACTTCAACAAATCTTTCTATATAATCTTTTTCTGGGAAAGTTTTGATAGGATTTATGTCGTCATGTACATCCAAAGTTTTTGCCCAAGTAGTGAGAAAGTAGTAAGGATCTGACTGACAGATACCCCATTCAGCATCTTGCAGTTCTGGACTATTTTTTAACTTTTCTAGATATCCTACTTCCATAAAATTTTTTATTTTTTAGCTGAATGAAAATACTCTATAAGTTTCTTCTAACATACTAACTGACTTAACTTGACCCTGAATTGTAAAAGTACTAACACCCCAACATATTTGAGTATGTTTTTCCAAGTATCAAAGACAGGTTGGGGTATCCGGAATTCGCCATACAGGGGAATATCCGCTATTTGTTGCCTTTTAATATGTCGGAATGTTAGGTACTCTTATCTGGACCATTGATGATCCAGAACCATGCTTTGTTCATAGGACAAGCATATCCATGAACCAGACAAGAATAACTATAATCTAGGGTCAAAGAATGAATTAGTATGTTTGTATGGTAGTAAAACTCGACTGATCCCCTCTAACTAAATCTACATCAGTCATGGTTCCATTTAGTGGTATTGCACCTGCATAATTGTAGGAAGTAGACCATACCTGATATGGCTGATACCAAGGTTGAGTGTAATTTCTCTCCTGGATAATCTCAATTATTTTAGTCTCACTATTATTAGATAACTTCTCTACTAAACCCCGAAGGAATTCAATTTCTTCTTTGAAAGATTTTTCATCTCTCTCGTCAACTTCTCCAAAAAGGATATCTTTTGCTTCGTCTTGAGTAATAAGCTTGAAATTTACAAGCTCCATAACCTCTTGAGGTGTCGGCAGCTTACTCAACCGCCATTTAAGTTTCTTCGTCATATTTTTTAGATTGTTGACCCTAGATTGTAATGAACAAAAAAACTGACTACAAATTAGCCAGTAACTTTTTCTTGTACTCTTCTTTTTCTTCAACTGTCATTTTTGAGAAATCAGGTGCAGTCTGATCATCCATAGTAACTTTATGAAGTTCAGGTGAGAAATCTCCTATCAATTTCGCAAGGGTATTTATAGCCGATACAATATCTTTAGGATCATGTTTCACTCTCACTTCTTTCTCAACCAAAATAACTTTACCTTTAGCATCCAACTCCTTAACCTTCTTCAGTATAATTTTTTCACCATTAATAATTTCCGCCAGTCTTTCCGTTACTTTCTTCCTATCAACTCCTTCTTCCCGCGCAATCCTTTTATAGTCACCCTCAGCTACTTCAATAGCCTCAAGTATCTTTTCATTCTTCAATGCTTTACAGGCATTCACTCTAGCAGCTTGATCACTATCACAATTCTCGTAAGCTTCTTTATAAGCATGAAAACCATCGAATCCATTCGACATGTAAAGCTCTACAAACTTTTCCTGTTGTTTAGTTAAATTTGTCATATTAAAGAAACAATTACGCCTACTCTAATTATCTCACAGAAATCAAGTTTTGTCAAGGATAGTATATACAAACAAGAATAGACTTTAAACATTCCCCTTAACCTAGCGAAATAATCAAAGCAAAGAAAGAATAAAGCCCTAACATTAGCGAATAAAAGTGATGGGTTATCCACAGTAACAAATGTTATGCTCCATAACACATCTACCCAAATTTTTTATGAGTATTTTTTTTGGATTCATTTTTTTTTGAGAAAGGGTTTGGGGTTGGGAGGTTACATACCCCCCCC